CCGATGCAGCGCGCAAACTGATTTGCGTCCTCGATCATGGCGGCAGGGCAAGCAATGGTTACAAGCGGCATCAGTAAGCCCCCGTGCGTGAGTTCATCCAGTTTTCACAGGCCGTCATTTGTGCGGCGGTCAGCAATGTCGGGGACCAGCGGAAAATCGCGCCGTTGAGATAGCCCTGAAATCTGCGGCCTGTCGGGGTGACGTAATCGCCAAGAGACATCTGCCCGGATCGGAAGTTGCCGCCGCCCGTGGTGCTGGCGTCCGTTGCCGCCTGAACGCCATTGGCGCGCAAAGTCAGGGTGGGCCCGGCTAGGTCGGAAATGATCCCGTAGACAACCGGCGTATTCAACGACAGCGCCGTCGCCACAGACCTGCCCGTTGTAAGACCGGCATGATACAGGCGCGTGTTTGTGCCAGCGGCCAGCGGTGCCTCCAAGGCGACAGCGGAAAATCCGTTATCCGGCATGTTGAAAACCGTGCCGCGCGCGGCGGGGTCTGCCGCTTTTGTCAGGCCGACGATGGCTTCAAATTTGCCCACGGTCGGCGTGATCGTGTCGGACAGCAGGCAATCATCAAGGCCGTCGAAATATAGCCGCCGCCGCGATCCGGTGATGACAAACGTGGGACGCGACAGCGCAACGGTCTGCCGCATGTGCAGCCCGTTGCCCGATTTGTCCTTCATCAGGCCAACGGGGTCATTCGAGGCGGTAACGGGGATCGTCCCTGCGCTGTCCTGAAACAGAGTGGACATGTCCGACGGGTCATACCAGGCTGATGCGTAAAATGTGGAGACTACGCTGCTAGGGCTAAATCCGCGTTGCGGTCCGAATGGCGATGCAAAGCCATCAAACGGGCTTGCAATATCACGCATGGCTGACAAACACCGTCACGGGCGAATAAGCATAGGCCCAGACACGATCACGGCCAGACAGCCCCGGCCAAATGTCAGACAGCAAAACGTTCTTTTCACCCTGACCAGGATTGTATCTCGCAGACCCCGCAAAGGTATTTGGCGCGGTTGTATCCGTCGTGGCTGAAACAAAGATATGCGTCCCGCCTTTGTTCTGAAAGCTGATTTGCGAAACATCAGCATCAGTCAACTGTGTCCAAGCATTTGCGGGGATATTCAGATCGGTATTCTGAGCCATAACGGCCTCCATTCATTTAGGATTGCTACGTTATACCATAACATATGCTCTATGTCATTATGCGCTTACTGGGTTAAGTCATGTGTGATTTTCTGCGTTATTTTACGCCAAAAACCCTGATTGACCCTGCGTCAAAACTTCCAGCAGTAACCCCAAACGTGATTGATGCTGTTGCCGTGGAATAACCAGGTCTGTTCATATAGTTAGTTGGGGTTGATAACAATGATGGTGGAGCGGCAGGGTTTTGCACGGATGATTGTCCTGACAGTATTCCAGACGCAAGAGATACATCAAACAGACCATACCATGCGTTGACTGTGGTGGCCATCAATCCGCCAATGATAAGCGTAGATGATTCAATATAAAGGCTTGCTGTTGAGCTGGACGAAACACCATCAACGTCAATCCTCAGGAATTTGTAAGGAGTTAGCACAAGCCCGCTCAGCGTTTGCGTCGCTCCGCTTGTGGTGGTTATCGTTCCAAGTAAGACAGTTGGTAGCATGTTTGCCGGAACCGATGCATCTGCCTCGGCAATCGACAGCGTGTTATCCCGCAGCGCCTGAATTGTCGCAGCAAACGGCTTTGCACCGACAGCGACTAGCGCGCTAGAGATTGATGTGTATGTCGTCATGTCAAATCCACCTGTAAGGCATCACATTGCCTGCGCCGTCTGTTCCGTCTGCATCAACCCAGCATCCTGTATCCATAAGCGGGTTAGTGTCACCATCAGCAACCCATTCCCAAAGCAATCCGGCGCTTTCGTTATCCTCTGCCGTAAACTTATAGACCCCGCCTTGCGTCACTGTCTCGGCTGATGTGATAAGCCATGATCCGTTCTTTGTCGCGCCATAAATATCAACATCAAGGAAGTGATTGACAAGCAAAACGTCGCCAGTCCACACAGATGAAATATCCTTGGCATCAAGGTTGAACGTGATCGCCTTTCGCACATCACGAAACCGTTGCAGGTAGGCGTTGCCAAGCGTTGCGGCAATAACGCTTGTGTTTACCCATCTGCAAAAGATTTCTTTAACCTTGCTTTCGCCATATTGACGCTCTTTATCAACGTCAATAATCGCTTCCCCATTAGAAAAGCTGAATTTGTCAGTCACGCTCAGTGTCGGGTTTCTAAGCCCATAATAGACATAGACCTGCGAAGCCCTGTCCTTTGGGTTTTCCTCAATCACAACGCTGTCAGCAATAAGGTTTGCATCTTCTGTCAGAGTTGCGGCGCTATAGTTTGGCCGTTGCGCGCGCAAAAGGATTTTCTGCACACGCTCATCCCACCATACGTTTGCAAGCCCTTGCTGGCACAATTCGCCTACAAGTTTTTGCACCTCAACCGGATCTGATAGATACGCCGTGAACGTGTAAAGCGCGCGCCATTCGTTAAACTCAGCATCCCAATCAGCCTTGGTGATATAGCTTGTCGGGATTGCGCCCCACGTCGTCAACAGATCATAGATAATATCCGTAAACGGCTCCGACACATACGATACAACGCGCTGCACCTTGTCAAACTGGTTATGCGCCGATGCCGTTGTGTTAAGTTGCCCGCGCGTTACACCGCTAAAGGCAAGGTTGCTTCCTGATGTTGCAACGGAAGTGTAGGCCATGATCTCGGAATTAATCCGCACCCATCCAGTTGCGGGATAATCAGTTATCACAGCGCCAGCTACATTAAATGATGTAGCACTATTGGTAATTCCAAGAGCAAGAGACCCAGCCGACAATGGCGGGCAAGTTACTTGTGTATCAGTTACCTTGCGGAGAATATCCTTAGCCGTGATTTGCACCGACGATCTAGCCGCATCGATCTTTTCAATCGAGTATTCGCGCTTAATCATGTCAGCCAAAGCATCGCCAAAATAGCCATCGTAAATCCGCAACACATAGCCAGTGTGATACGGATTGCGCGCAAGCCATTTAGTCCAGAATGATCCGCGATCCATCGGATCATATGACCGCGACGAAATATAAGGATCAAACCCAATATCGTTATATGGGAAGTCCTTGATTGCCACCGTTGCAACAGCCCGAAGGCCAAGCGGTGATAGATCGGAATTGCCAGCCCCTACGTTGAGAACCGTTGGCGCAGTATCAACAGCCATCAGCGCCGGAATTGCGTTAGACGGCTGGAAAGCGCCAGCATCGGATAGATATCTATTTGCCGCAGGATAGACAAACTGCATCACCACTTCATCTGTCAAATCAAGCGCGGCAAGATACTTGCAGCTTGCATCCGTGTTGAAGCACTTCTCGCCGGTAGCGAGGCATGGCGATGTGCCAAAAACACGGCTGCATAGCGGCTGCACAATTTCGACAACCTGCAAAGGCTCCCGCGCGAAGGTCATTCCAGTAGCCCCGTGATATTCAGAGTTACGGCCATTAGATCACGAACACCCATGTTTTCAGGCTGCGGCACTTCATCCGTCCAGCACCATGCTACGCTTTCCGGCATCCTAAGCGGGTTTTGGATAAAGCCAAATGGCGTTTGTGGGAGTGTCAGTGCAAATGTTGCCCAAGTGCTGCGCACCCATGCAGCGGTCAGGTTTTGCCACGGCATTTGCGTTCTGGAAGCCTGGCGCTGCACCGTGCGGCCAAGCCATTGCCCAGTCTCGCTGATGCTATGCCGCGTCTCGACAAGCCTGGATAGCCCGATAGGCGTAATGCCAGCATAGATCGGGCGCTCCATTTGCATGGCAACACCAGCCCGAATAATTCCGATCTGTGCATCAGCAGATGCGCCAGTAATGGTTAGCTTGACCTCCCTGACTACATAGGCAACGCCGACATTATTAAACATCGCAGCGATTGCGCTATTGTCAGTCGGCGTGATCGTCGCCCGCGTTGTGTGCGCCCCACCTGCCGTGGCAGCGGTTGAAATTTCAACAGTGCATCCGGTAGTGCCTAGGTTGTGCGATGCGATGAATACGGTATCAACCGAAGCATCAGCCGCCGTGACGATTACCCACGTCGCAGAAAGCGCACCACAGGCCCACTTCTGGAATGTGTAATCATTGGTCGCATAATCGCCATTTGTGCCTCCTGCGGTCACTGTGCCAGTGATCGGCGCATAGAGAATACGCGCATGGTTTAGCGGCATATTCGCCCCGACGGTATAGCCTGACGTTGATAGTGTCATGATACCACCGCCTGAATGTTCATGCCGTTTCGGCCTGCCTGATTGAGTTGCGTTGCGATCTGACGAATAATCCGCTCTCCAAATCCAAACGGATCATTCGAGATTGTGAAGTTTAGCGTCTGCGTCGGGCTTGCAGCGGCTTGCGTTGTGGTGCCAGCCCCAGCCGTTCCTGCGCTTGTTTTACTACCGCCCTTGATTGCATTGACCGCGCCCATGCCTGCCGCCAGAACCTTTGCAGCCGCCGCAAATTTGGCAAGCGGGTTCATTCCAGGCGTTGCCAATACCTGCGCATATGCCCGCCATGCGTTAATCAGCGCCTCGGCAGCGCCAAACGCCCTACCAAGTTTCAGCATCTTGTCATTGCCAGACGACATGGCATCAGCCATCGCTCCAAAGAAAGCGCCAGCCTTCTGTAGCCCATCGCCATAGCGATACACATCAATCGCGCTCATCTTGTCGGAGTGCTGTTGCTGCGCTTGCTCCATCATTGCGGCATATTCGGTTTGAGTGATAAGCCGCTGATCTAGAGCCGCGCGCAGGGTTTCTTGCTGCCGCGTATAGCTTTCTATCTGGAGTTGCTCTTGCGTCATGAGGCTGTTTTGCAGGGTTTCCAATTCACCTACGATAGGATTTGACCCACCTCCACCCCCACCGCCACCGCCGAAGCTCATGCCAAGATCAGCTGTGCCATTGCCAGCGCCAGAATATCCAAGCGTGGCAGGCGGAGCATTGCCAACCTGTGCCGACCCCTTGGCCGATAGCGTTGCCATAGCAGCGGCTGCGCTTGCCAGCCTGCTTGCCAATGCGGCTGCATCACTTATAGCCCCAGACAGCCAACCCCCGCTAGGTGCGTTTGCCACAAGCGCAATTACGGCGTTTTTGGCATCAACAGTGCTTTTGACCATTCCGCCAATGGATGTTTTGATCTGATCTACCTTAGCGTTAAGTTGCGTCGTCGCATCACGCGCTCGTCTGTATCCATCGATCTGCGCATACAGCCCGCGCAATGTTGCGTCAATTGCTTTGACTTGGCCGTTCAGTGATGCAAGTTGATATCTTGCAGCCCCTTCCATCTGTGCCTCTAGCGCTATGCGCTCGGCAATAAGACGGTTTATTTCTTCAACTACCAAGACTTCCTTTTGGTCAATACCCATTGTTATTGCAGCAGCTTGAATGCGAAATGCCTCTGTGGCCTCTGTCAATTCCTTTGTTGCAGCCGTTAAGGCCGCAGCCTTTTCGCTCGTCCCACCAAATGCGGCCATCAGCATAGGCAATGCAATACCGGCAAGCAAACCAGCCGCAGCACCTACCGCACCAAATGCCAGACCCATATCAGGCAACTGAATTGCCAGCGCCTGCACAAAGTTGCCAGTCGCCATAGTTTGCTGGCCAACCTGCGAAAGCTGTTGCGCCATGCCGCGCATAGTGTTCGATGCACCATTTGCCGCAGGCGGAATTTTCTTAAATTTATCTCCAAGCCCAGATACCTTGAGGCCAGCGGCTTCAGCACCAGCAATCAGCTTGGCAAGATCGCCATTTGCAGCAGCAACGGCAGCTTTCAAATCCGTTGCATCGCCAGTGATTTTGATATTAAGCGCGCTCAGTTCGGTCATTCATCTTTTCCTTATGCATCCGACGCGCCTTATCCCATTCAGACTTTGTAAATCCGCCAGCAGTCGCCTTGCCGCTTGTCATTTCCTCAATCCTACGGCTTTCGACAATCTTGGCGTCCAACTCTACCCACCAATCATAAACAGGTAATTGCCAAAACTCGCTAGGCTGCATATCCCAAGATCGGGCGGCTTGATAGGCTGACCGCTCAAACGCCGCCCACGTTACTCCCCCGATTGTTCCTTACCCTCGTCAGGCTGCGTTTCCTCAGATCGCGGCGTTACGATCAAAGCCAGATAGTCAGATGCAATTGATTTTCCGATCAATAGACCTGCATCAAACACCGATTCCTGAACATCCTTAAGCGTCACGGCTTCGCCCGCCGCTTTTGCTCCGATGTGAATTATCATCGGGATATTATCGACGGTAAACGAAAACTTGGGATGATAGACTTGCCCAACCTGCGCCATCATTGCCTCAAGCGCGGCCTCACGGGCGATAGCAAGCGGATCTGCAACTATCTTGGCAATATCACGGGCTGCGCCGAAAGTTGCTGCCAACTCCAAACGCAACCCGCCAAATTCAGCCGTCATTGACCGCATCAAACACCAGCCGCATAGGTGACAGATCCGCTCGACATGAACTCAGCCGTGAACTCCACAGCGCCATCATGTTCGCCAGTCTGTTCAAAGCTGGACAGAAGGAAGGTGCCAGTCAGCGTTCCCGTGGTAGTCGGCAATTCCGTGACGATGGTTTTGCTGATGCCATTGAAGAATGCGTTGATAAGCACCTGATCCGACGAAATTCCACCGACGGTAATATCCACAGACCGAAGGCCAGGCGTGGTAAGCAAGGTGCGCCAGCCGCTATCGTCGTCCGTGGTCACGTCTACCAGATCATTGGTGAGCGTGTATCCTTTGCTTTTGACGCCAACTAGGGTGACGCTATCCCATTTGATTTGCAGGTTTCTGCCGTTAGTGCCAGCCATGATTTCAATCCTTACGCGCTACGGGCCAAGATGCCGATTTGATAGGTCGCCGCTGCGCCCGACGAGTTGGCGATCCGAAGAATGTCTGCGGTGCTGGCCGTGATTGTGCCAATGCCGCCAGTATCGCTGCACCCAAGGAAAACAAAACCACCTGGGCGAATTGGGCCAATGGTAGGGGTGGTGCCGCCAAGGAAGCCGACGAATGGGTTAGTTGCGCCGCCAATGGTCAGGTTGGTGGTATTTGCAGTCGCGCTGTTTTTCGGCGCATTGATAACCAGCAATCCAACCATTTTGACCATCGTCAACGTCGATCCGAAAGCCGAAGTCAGCACCCCAGCAAGGTCAAGATCATCGTTGGTGGCGGATGCTACGGTGCGCTCGTCAACCCATAGTTGGTTTGCCATGCCCGCCGATGTGCCATCGGTAAGGGAAATGGTTTGCTCGATGGACGGCGAGAACGTCGGCCCCCCAAAATCGTTTGATCCAGTTTCGGTGGCCCGCAGAAAGGCCATCATGCTAGAAGTCAGTGCCATTTTAAGAGCCTCTCTGAATGGTCAATCTGTATCGCTGTATTCCGTGCTTTGTGACGCCATCAGGATCATCCATAGCCTCGGAAAACTCATGCAGGCAATCTATCACAGAATAGCCTGTTTTGGAAAGGGTTGCGCGATTTAGCCTATCATATGCCGCCTGCATGATTGTTTTGACCTGGCTAAACCCTTCGGCGCGTGACCAGAAATGCACGGTTACAGTGATTTCAGCCCCAACCTGATCGTCTGTATCAAAAGCAACTGATGTATCATTGCCAATCACGGCATATGGAAACGACGTAGCAGGTGCGCCCTCTGGCAAGAATGGCGCTGTATCGAATATCGATACGCTAGTGCCTAGATTGCCAGTCAGTCGGTCAAAGATTATCTGTTGCGCGACGTTTAGAAAGCTCATTTGACCATCGCCTCAATCCGTGTTTTCAATTCTTTCTCAATGCCGATCTTAGCCTTTTCAAACGATGGCAACAGCCAAGGACGTGCGGACATGCGGCTTGTGCCAAACTCTAGCCATGCGCCATACTTCACCGCCGTGCCAACCTCGCCAGACAGGCTTGCTGCCGTTGGCATAATAACGCGCACTGATGAGGCAAGACGGCCTGTATCGGTCGCAGGATAAGCGCCTGGCGCTGATGCGCGGTGCGCCCTGCGTGGATTGTATTTCTGATATACGCGCCCGCCACCGCCGCCTTGAATACCCTGAATGGCAAAGGCTTGAGTGTCCATTACCAGATCAGTAATCGTTTCAATCACCACAGCCTCGGCATCAGCGCCCAGCGCCTTTAGCTGCCCAAGCAGTTGCGCCATGCCATCAAGTTGCACACCGATCCTTGTCACGATGCAGCCCCATCGCTCAGTCGCCAATCCAGCCAGGCGGACATGCCATCAGGATCAATAACGCCAAGCACAGCGTATTCCTTGCCATTGCAGATCACCCGTTGCGCCGCCGATGCACCAGCAAAATACCGCGTAACCATCTTGATGGTGTTCCCGGAAACCTGCCGCATAAAGCCCCACTTCTCAGACCCAGGCGCTGCGGTAATCATGGCGCGCGTGGCCGATCCTGCAACAGTCCCCCACGATGCCGTAAACCCACCCTGCCCATCCGCAATGCGCGTCTTGGATTGAATGTCTACAACGTGGCGTAGGGCGCCAATGGGATACTTTGCGCAGGTCATTCAAACCCCATCTGGTCAAACCGACGATATGGGCCAAGCATGGCTTTTGATGCGGCGGGGATTTCGCACCCTTCGCGGCACTCATACATTGCGGCAACGTGCGTCTTGATTGCCTGCAAGATCGGATAAGGCACAGGCGACGTGCCGGACACATAGCGGATTGCTACGGCATCAACGCGGCGCAAATCAGACGGCCAAACCGACCCTTCATAAAGATAAACCCTGCCTGCATCAAAGCCATAATTCGCCGATGAAAACACCGCAGATGTATTGTCGCGCGCGTATGTCGTGATTGACGTAATTGACGCAACCGGACCAAATGGCAGATCGATCACATTTGGAGTTCCTTCAATAAAAGGAACCGAAACCACATGCACCCCAGGCCCAAGACGATCAAGCCGATCTGAATTGTATTGCGGAAAACCGTCCAGACGCAATTCAAGCATTTCCGCAACGATAGACCGCCTGCAATACTGTCTGACAGCCTCAGTTGCGGCGTAGATAAATGCCTCAATCAGCGCATCATCTGCCGTGCCGTCGATATTGAGAAACGCCTTCATTTCCGCCACGGATACGGGCAGACTTGCTGGCGGCGTAATGATTGAGACGGTGCGGCGGTTGTATGTCATGCGGCCCCCTGCGCTTAGTGAAGGGGCGAGTTTCCCCGCCCCTCTGCTAAGATCAGGTGGCAGCCGTTGCGGTGCCGACGATGGTATTGGGCCGCGACAGGCCAGACCGCGACCGACGGCCAAGCACATAGACAACAGCATCAGACAATGCCGTGCCAGTTGCAGATGCGCGGACATACCGCTTGCCGCCGATATAGCCCAGAACCGCAGTCAGCTTGTCGTCATCCGTGTCAACCGTGGTGGACGTGGTGACGGTGCCGTTAACGGCATTGGTGGTAGCAACGTCGGTGAAAGACGCCGCAGTGGTCACATCAGCCTCTTGCAGCTTGATGGTGTAACCAGCAGCCGCGCCCGCGTCAGTGACGGTTGCGTTCAGAAAGGCAACATCCAGAGCGTCATAGCCCTGCATGTCGACAAGCGACGTGGTGACGGTAGAAGTGCCGCTCAGGGTCAGCTTGCCAAGCAGAACCCAAGAGGCGTCGTTAATAGTGTCGAATTTAGCCATGTTCTGACCCTCCTTAGGTCGATGCTTTGACGAGCTTGATTGCGTCGAAGCTGGTCACGTCGCCACCGGTGCGGCGGCGCAGGCGGAATACGGTGTAGGGATCTGCGGTGTAGGGGTCACGCAGAACCTGCAAGCCGATGCGGTCCAGAACGGTGTAACCGCGCCCAAAGTCGCCATAGGCAGCAATCAGGTTGTTGCCGGTGCCGATTGCCTGCATGTCATCGCAGAAGATCACGCGCTTGCCGAGCAACTGCATGGCGGTGTTGCCATCACGCAGCAGGGTCTGGCCGAAGTAGAAGTTGTCAGCCCCTTTCAGCTTCAGAACCGCGCCAAACGATGCGCGCTTCATCAGCCAAACTGCCGATGCCTGGTAATCCTCTTTCAAGGACGACTGTGCATCAATCAGGCCATCAGCCGTGAACGTGGTAGCAGCACCGGAAACGACTTGCTCGATCTTGTCGCGCTCGTAAACGCCAGCCGATGCCCACGCCGAATAGGTCAGCAGACCGCGCGGCTTGCCAACGCCGTTGCCGGTGAAAAACGCGGTGTTTTCCGACCGAGCGATCTTGTCAGCACCTTTGCCTTGCAGCCAGTTTACCAGATCGAAATATGCATCTTCCAGCATATCTGCGGTGGCGTTCATCTTGGCCGTGATATCGTGGGTCACAATTTCTTTCTGGCCAACATCCGGCGTATCTTCGGTAGCAATTGCGCGCTCACCCGACCATTCCGCCGAACCTTCATCGTCGTCAATCAGGAACGTGCGCGACTTTGCGCCAGTCTGCTCGACATTTGCGACAAGGCGGATGGGCGACGTTTCAAACACGCGACCCACAACCGTTGCCGACAGCTCCGGCATAACCAGATACCCGCCCTTGGGGTTGGTATCAGTGGACATTGCGCGGATTTCAAGCGTCTGCTTGCCTTCCTTGCGCGCAAACTCATTCAGATCATCACGCGCCTTGGTTTCGTCGGTTTTGCCGCCGTTGCCAATATCGCCACGTTGAATGACTGCCTCAAGCGCAGCGGCCTTGGCCTCCATTGCTTGCAGCTTTTCCATTGCCGACGTGACCTGTTCGGCCATTTTGTCGAACTTGGTTTCGTCCACAACGTCACGGTTTTTCACCGCCTCGACGTCAGACCGCAGAGCCGTGAACGCAGTGTTCACCCCCTCGATCAGACCCTTGATTTCATTCATGTCAGACATTTGTCAGACCTTTCAGGAGTTGTTGCAGTTGATTTTTCACCTCTGCCTCAGCGTCCCGCTGATCTGCAATATTCAGGCCCGAAGCGTCCCGCTTCTCAGCCCAAGCCTTCCATCCGTCGGCAGTGATGATCTTTGCATCCCACCGAGAAAACCCTTGCTGCCGTAGCAGCGTTTCAAATGACCGCTCCGTCATTTGTGATTTGATATTGGTTACAGTTGCCGATTGGTCAGCCGGAAGCGTCACGAAAGACACCTCATACAGATCAACCTCTTTCAGCAGCCGCGTTCCGCCTTGCACAACCTCATCCGCAATCGTGCGAAAGCCAATCGACAGCCCATCAATAGCGCCCATTGAAAGCAATTCGTATGCCTCCATGCCGCCTTCGGTTTTCATCGCCAGACGGCCTTGGACAAATAGCCCTTTTGCATCTTCGCGCGCATCATCCCAAACGCCGATAGGTTCATCCATATCATGCTGCCACAGCATCTTTGGCTTGCGTTTGGCTAGAGACTTGGTGAAAGCGCCAGGCATGACGGTATCGCCATATGCATCTACGCCGCCAAACACCGACCCATACCCAGAAACGACGCCCTGCGCGTCTGCTTTCAGTTCAAGCGTGAGTGACTTAAATTCCATGCCGCGCCTCGTTGGTTTGCAATGTTATACCATAACTTGAATGTCTGCGCTAGTGTTCACCAGACTTAGGCCACGGCCTGCCAACGCGGCGGTAAACCAATGCGCAACGGCAGTTAATCACGTTGCCCGCTGACCCATTCGGATCGCCAGGCCCTTTCAACAATTCAATAACGCCATTCTTGCTTGGCACTTCAAATAGCTGATCTGGCCCGACTGTCACCTCATTCATTGCGCGGTGGTTAAACTCGTCCACAATGCCGTCACCTTCGCCAAAGTCGCGCGTTCTATGGTCAAAGACGCTGATCCATCGCTTATTCATCGGCGCTACGGCTGTCTTTGCAACTTCTTCGCTGGCATACATTGCAGCAGTGTGAACCTCAGTTCGCGCGATGATATGCGCCCTAGTTCTGCTTAGTGCTGGTATTGTTTCGCGCATTGCCTTTGCGATTTGATCTACGTTAAGGCCATCTGCCACGCCTCGATAAATCGCGCGCATGATTTGATCCCGCGTTGTCTCAATGATTTGCGTAATCTTGAACCCGCCAAACCGATTGATAAACTCGCGCATAACTTGCTCAAATAGCGTATCAGCATCAGCCTTTGTTTCCAGCTTGGCAAATGCTGACTTTTCTTGATCGACTGGAAAAACCGCACCAGTCAGAACGCTTTCACGCCACATGCGCACCATGACTGCACCAAGATCGCGCTGGGCCTCAATCGGAATTGAAACAGATCCGGTTGATAGCCATCGCACTATGCCAGCATCATAAACGGCAGGGAAAGCCTTAGCCAGACGCCTTTCGTTGCGGCGAATGACTTTGACCTGTGCCAACCATTGCGCGCGGGCAATCTCGCGGTCTGTCTGCATTATTCCCAGCCGTAAACGGGTTGCCAAGTGAAGTTGATAACCTGCGAAGCGGTGGCCGTGCCTGCAAGGAACTTGCCGACCAGCGCCACAAATTCGCCGGGGTTCACAAAGATCGGCGCATCCCCGAAATCAACCTTGATCGGCCCGAATTGCGGCTGTGCGCCAATGGCTGCACCAATGGGCCATGTCGCGATGCCAAGCGATACGCGGCGGGCTGCTTTGGCTGCGACGGCTTCACCCGTTGCCAGAGATACCGCAGTATGCCCGAAGGCCAGCGAAAACTGGATAGTCGTAGCCGTGGTCGCCACAGCCGCGCCGAGGTTGACCAGATCGAGAACGACACCGCGAATGACCAGCCTGCGCCCCTGCACGTTGGCTGTGCCTGCCGGGACCTGATAGCTGCCCCAGATGCCATCCGTAGCCGCTGCGACAGCCGCTGTGACCGATCCTTGCCCACCAAGACCGCCCGGAAGGTTTGCCGTAAGCGCGGTGTTGCTGGGGGCCGCTGCCGTTGGGTTCGTGCTGTTTGCGTAGGTCGCAAGGCTACCCATCGTGCCGCCAGACAGACCCTGATAGCTGCCATAGATGCGCTGCCCCATGATCGAAGGGCTTGTCGCCATGTTCGGCCCGCCAATGCTGATCGTGTAGTCATTCAGCACAAACGACAGCGCTGCACCCGCCGCACCGCCTGCAATCGCGTGACGGATAGCGAATGGCAGCGATGTTGACATATATGGCTGACCCTGACCAGCGGGCGTGTCAATGGTGCCGAACAAAACGCCATCAACCCAAAATTCCACAACACGCTCATGTGCAGAGATGATGAATTGGTATTTCTGGTTAATCGTATAAGGGAAATCAAACACCGACGTTGTGGTTTCCGCGCCGTTGTAGTTAGCAACACCAGACAATCCCGCTGCGGTCAGGCGGAAGAAAACGCCATCGGTCGGCGCATATGGGTTGGCAGCGCCCGTGCGCGCCATGCCAAAATCAATGATCGTGTTCGTGGTCGGGCTGGCCGTGAACGATGCCTCCATCTCGCAGTAAAGATGCGACGCGCCGATCAATGGGAATTCGGCATAGGACGCCATAGCAACGCCCGTGGTCGTGGTCGTGATGTTGGCCGAGTTCGTCGTCAAGCCAGATGCGGCCCACGTCAGCGCCATCGTTGTAGCGCGGGAAAGATGCTTGCCCGTGTTCTGGGCCGTGTAGTTGAATGTCTCGGTGTCAAACACCGTTTCCAGCGCCACACGCAGGCGGCTGTCGTCGTCAGTCTCGGGCGATGCCAGATAGACCGATCCGGTTTTCGACCCTGTGTCGTTTTCAGAGAACATGCGAACCGCGCCAACACTTGCTGGCGTCGATCCGGTCGGCAGCGTCACCTTGAGTTCGTTTGTAGTCGTGACTTCCGCCACATTGCCAGACGTGTTGCCTTCAATCCGAATACCAGCCATTTATTCGCTCCATTCCCAGCGGCAGGCAACCTTGCCTCTCAGCCGCAATTCAGTTGACGCATATATATCAAAACCAGACCCTGCGGAAACAGTTGATGCCATCACGGCAACCCTACCAGCCAAGATCATTGCATGTTCGTATTCGCTGTGATCGTCGGATGCGCCTTGCACCCAGACCTTTACGCTGTCACCAGATTGAATATTAGCCTGACCAGCAATCGTTGCTATGGCGGTGCTATCGCCGCTCAAGGCCGTGCCAAAATCAATTAGAGCCGATCCTCTTGCGGATCTGCGCAACGGCTCTGCATCGGTGATACCATATCCTGCAAGCGTGGTTGGTGTTCCGGTAATGTCTGCCCAGTCCGACGATCCGCCGCTTTGGCCGGATGCGCCGCCAAACAGAATATCCCCGCCCTTGCCATCCTTGCCGTCTTTGCCTTTGACGTATCCAGCGGTGATCTTGCGACCGTTTGACAGTTCAATAATCAGGTATCCGGCGGCGCTTACATATGCGGTCGCAACGCCAACACCATCCTCACCATCTTGGCCGTCTTGCCCATCCTTGCCATCAGTGCCGTCTTTTCCGTCGCGGCCATCCTTACCGTCAATGCCATCCTTGCCATCAACACCATCACGGCCATTCATGCCGTTAACGCCGCGCGGGCCAATGTCGCCTTTCTCGGCAACAACTGGGCCAAGGTCAGCAATAATCCCGCCGTGCATCATGAATAGATTGCGGTCACGAATTTCAAACGTCGGGCTAAATGCCTGCAATGCCGCACGATCTGCCGTTTTGGCAAATCGCTCGACTTCCTTCCGCGCTAGGGCTGCGATGATTGGCAGATCGTTAGGATGCAAGATATTCCCTCACAATCTCAATCATAGGATCAGGCACATGCTCGATTTGCTTAATCTCTGGTGATCCATAGCCAAGCAAGCCCATTGCTTTTGTCATGTCCTCTTTCATGGCTGCATCACCAAGAGGTTCATAGCCCATAGCCTCGCGCGCCTCGTCCACAGTCAGGACGCCAGCAGCAACGCCTTTCAGCATCCGATCATATAGGCGCGTTCTCAGCCCCTCAAGCGCGCCGATCTTGTCCATGTCAACTTGCAGCGACAAGCCTTGCCCATAATTCGGCAGCAGCCATGATCCAAATGACGACAGGAAGGAATTGAACATCGGCAACACGGTATCAGTGTAAAGCCGCTCTTTCGCCTGCTCCAGGTTGTTGAACGTGCTGGCGTCGTTATCAATCAGCGGCAGCGGAACGCCAAAAGCAGACGCAATCAGCTTGGCGGCTTCCTTCTGCGTCGTGATAAAGTCCATATCCTTCGGGCTGGTATCCATTGCAACCCAGTCAGCACCAGCGGGCAAAACGGGGATTTCCCCCGCGTTCATCTCGCCCTGAAACGCGCGCTTGAACCATTCTTTCAGACGCGCCACAACCTCGCCACCAGTATCGGCCGACAGCTTAATAAGGCCAGAAGGACGCGCGCTATTTTTCAGCAGGCTATAGTTCCACCGCATCCCTGCGTTATGCGTATCGGCTGCAATGCCAGCCGCCATCAACGGCGATTGACCGCGCCAGTAGTCAATCGGATTATACATCTTCATGAAAAACGCTTGGCTTTTTCCGCTGATCCGATCAACTGGAAATGTCAGCTTTGCGTTGTTTTGTTCATAGATATAGGCAGATGGGACGCCGCCACGGCCTGGATCAACCTTGATATAAAGCGGGTTCAGGTTCCAAAGTTCTGTGATTTTGCCAGTCTCAGGATAGCGGACAATCGCCATTTCCCCCGTAATCAGGTAGTTCGTAAACGCCTCTGAAATGAACGTATCCCATCCCTGCGTCGGGTTTGGTTTTGCCAGAAGATCAAGCGCGGGGTGGCTATCAACAGGCTCGCCATTGGACGCGACCTCCAGCTTTAGATCGGAAACAGATCGCGTGATTTCAGCAATAGCGCGATAGATAACGACGTTAAGCTGATAGCCTTCTTCGACATAGGCAATGCGATTTGCCTGCCTGACCCATTGCGGGCCACCAGGCGAAAAGAACGCCGCCCCGACGGGATTTTCTTTGACTTCGATCTTGCGTGAGAAAGGCCAAGCCATCCGGCGCTCCTAATGTGTTTGCCGCATGTTATACCATAACGGAGTAAAAGACTACAGGACGTAGAATTGCGCCGATGGTGCAGATAGCATATCAGCGATTGCATCCATCATGGGGTCAAGCTGGTCATCGTGGGCTGCATTTGGAAAGCCTGAGGCTTCGGCCAAAAACTCAGACAGCCAAGGCGCGTTTTCTGGCAGATAGACGTTTCCGCTTTCGATCATGGGCGCGGCATCATATGCGCGGGTGATCTTGTCGCGGTCGCGCTGTATCGGAATGACTGGGATGCCTTCGCGCTTGAGTGTCTGAATAAGCCCCGTGCCTGAAACCTTATCCTCTATCTTCATGGCGCGTAAAGGCGCTGGGCCTTGCTTGTGCTTTGCCCAAAATGCGCGGGCTTGAACAAGCAATTCTGGCGCTTCCCATTTTCCGCGTATCTGGTCGATCTTGTATGCCTGACCTGTCTTTGTCTTGCCCCATAGCTGGAAAACCGAATAGTCATTAGCCTGGCCCGTCTTTTGTGCGGTGTCAGCATAGATCGTGCGGTATTCGATATGCGGCAATGCGGTGTAGTATCTCCACCATGCATCCTTGAAAATTCCGCCTCCAATGGGCGATGGGCGTTGCATGTATTGTCCTGCGAACACATAGCTATTCGCGGCTTCCTTGCGCTTTAGATCGTCAACGGGGAATTGCTCAGGCCAGAAGGATTGCTCTTGTGCATCAAGTGCAGGGATGCAGACATGATCCCACTGTTCGCCATTTCCGCCTGATAGAAGCCATCCGGCCAAATCCTCCTCATGCAGTCGCTGCATGATAACAATGATCGGCGTATCAACGTTGTTTTTCCGGCTTTCCATTGTGACCTGAAACCATGATAGCACCTTGTCACGCATGATCTTGCTGTTTGCCTCGCCAGCCTTGTGCGGATCATCGATAATGATTGCCCCACCAAAGCCGTCGCGCATTTTGCCAGCGCCGAAACCTGTAATCGTGCCATCCGCACCAGTGGAATAAACCACGCCGCCTTGATCGGTGCGAAAGTGATCTTTCGCGTTGCTATCGGTTCTGAGGTTTGGCGGGCCGAATACAGCGGCATACGCCTCATGCTGCATTATCGCGCGGGTTTCCCATGTATTCGCCGTTGCGAGTTCCTTGGAGTAGCTGGCATGGATAAACTCGGCATCAGGGAAAATACCCATGCACCATGCCATGAAATTCTTGACGGCGATTTCTGTTTTGCCAGATCTGGGCGGAATGTTGATAATCAGCCGCTTTGACTTGCCGATTACCACGCGCTCTAGGGCATGGCAGATTGCCAAATGAAAAGGCGCGGCTTTCATTTCTGACCCGCGCCGCGCTTTGAACATGTATTGTGTAAACGCCAGCAGATCGGTTTGCAGCGTTGCGATCTGGTCAGGTGTCACGGTGTTTGCGGTCCAATGCGGCGATGATTGCAGGCTGTTGATTTATGTCCTTGCCGTTTGTCGTGTGATCGATTGCCTGCACTGGTGCGCCTAGGCCTCGCGTTTCGCTGTCGGTCAGCAGTTTCAGCATGGCGGCTTCCACGAATTTATCCAAAACATCGTCAGTGCTGCACTCGACAAGTTTTGCCTCAACTGCGCTAAGGATACGCTCACGGATGCGCATTGCAGCTTCTGCGTTGCGAAGTTCAATCTTCTTTTGCTCTGATGTTTTCCCAATTGGGTTTGCACGATTTCCAGCCCCAAAGCGCGTATGCACTGGGGGTTTTCCTTTTCCTACTTCGTAATCTTTCTTACCCGTCATAAGGGAATTGACCATTTGGTTAAAATTTAGGGGCGGCTGTTACACCGCCCCAATGATGTTACGAACGCACGTTCAGAACAATGGTGCCATCGGTAACGCCGGACGGCGCCGCACAGGTCGGGTTGTTCCAGTAGAGAACGCGAGTGCCGTCTGCGGACATGACAGGCACGAATGCCGATACGTCGCAGGCCGTCGCGGCCGCGCCTGCGGGGGCGTCTGCGAGTGCGGCGGATGCTGCCATGCTGAGTGCGATTGCGATGATGTATTTCATTGGTCGGTCTCCGAGATATGCGCATAGCCCAAGCGCGGGGATTGGGATGTAATGATAGCATGTTCGTCGTCATCCGCCAAGTGAGCAGGAAAGTCGATATTATGACTGACGGTCATGATAAACCGTTCCTGCCAATTCTTGCGCCGGACAATGGCGGAAATGCGTTGCGGGGTTTCATCCAAGGCTTGCGCTACGTCTGCGCTTGTTTGCCCCCATCCGAGAGGATTGCAGTATCCCCAGATGCGATATGCGAGTGCTTGGCTTGCTGGTGATAGTGTCATGTCAACCTCCCAATCTGAACGCCGGGAATTGCAACCAGGCTGACGCGGTTGATGTGACCGTATTCCTCGCGGCGTTCCCAAGTCACTATGCCTTTGCGCTTGGGCTTTTCCGGTCGCGTAGCGGGGTTGAAGAACACAAGGCCACGGAATGGCAGGCTGTGGTCGCGGGCATAGGATTTGACGGTTGCGGCTTGGATGCCCATCTTGATTGCGGCTTCCTCTATTGACATTCCGGCATCAGAACATGCCTTGTAAATGTCGTATTTGCTGTTCGGGTTTTTCTCGGTCATAGCGCGATCCGCCCTTCCTGCATCCGCTTGGCAATGGCTTTTCCCGATGCGGTCAGGGTGTAAACCATGATTTGATCTGCGTTGGCTGACACGCGGCGGCTGGCAAAGATTTTATGCCGCGTTCCTGCGTTCATGGATCGGCGCGCATCTTCGTGTGACAGATCCGATCTGTTGGCAATGTCTGGGATAGTGTATTCCCGATCAAGCCCTTTGTGGCTGATCATGGCTTTGATTGCCGTCATGATGTTGCCATCCATTACCAAAACCTCTTGATGTTTTCCATTTGTGCAATGGCCTTTTCTGTAAGTGTCAAAGCGCAAGCGCCTGTTGCGGTGGAGTGCTCTGCGATAAGTCCAAGGGTTTTCATCGCCCCTGCAATCCATATTTTCTTTGCCAGCGGTGATTTTGCCAACATGGTTTTGCCATCGTCATAGCGTTGGCGGTTGGCTTCCATGTGGTCAAGCATGGCGATAACGTCATGGTTAAACCGCCGCATAATCGACCGAGCGCCTGGCACTGTGTAAGGGTCATGGTAGTGATCGCCCTTGGTTTGACTTGGAACAAGGATTTCAGTCAAAGCGTTTCTCCCATTGGCAGTGAAAACAGTATGCCCGATCATCATATATTTTGAGGCATCGCTGAGTTGCGTTTTTGCGCGTGTGACTGCACTTCGGGCAGATTGTCTTTTGTCCGCGCGTTGGCGGCATGATGCCTGCCAAGATCAGGTCTGTGTCTGTCATGGTCATATCTCCCTGTCCATGTAATGACACTACCACATGCGCCGCGCCCGTCAACAGGTTTTTTCGTCAAAACATTAATGCCAGATTTATCCTGATTTATGGTTTTCGCTAAGTCATTGAAACAAAACACAAAAAGCATTTATCCCATTTATCCCATTTATCCGGCGTTGCTAAGAGTAGGTAGTGGCCGTTCTTTGGGGGGGGGTAGGACAGGTAGGATGTGGTAGTAGTATATATATAAGATAAATCCCCCCCTCTATATATATACATACCTAACTACCTGTGTTTGCTGCACTTTTCTTGCCTGCATTTTTCCGGATTTGGTTTCCGATAAATGGGGATAAATGCCGGATTAATCCTGCGGAGGTAGATACCACGCGATGCGCGGGCGTCCCTTCTGGCCTTCGTTCATGTTCCGGCTCATGACGCCGTGATCTGACGCCAGCGTATCCAGCACCTCGCCACGCTTGCGCGGCTCAAGGTTGCGGAACGCCGAAACCAGATCGGACAGTTCCGCCATCGTGCGCCCCTTCAGCCCGCCGTTTCCGATTTCCACCAGAACGGCTTTGCAGGCGGCTTCAAACGGCCCATCACTCATAGAACGACGCAGCGCCGATACAGTGGCCTTTGCGTAGTGGCGGGCGTAGTCTATCGCCCAAAGCAGCGAATGCCCGCTAACGGCGCTTTCATTGGCGCTGCGGGCCACAATAAGCGCCAACCTCTGCGCTATCTCTTTCGTGCGGCCAAACATAGCCTCCATCCCGAACCGCTCGACCTCATCCATTGATCGCAACATCTCGCGGTCAAAGTCGCGTAGGATCGTCTCGCACTCAGGAGCGAACGGCACCACTACGGGCGCGGGAGGAAACTCATGGTTTCCATCGCCTGGCAAACCACCATTGCCATCCTGTGCGGCTGCGCACTCTTGCGCCCATGAGATCAGGCGCGGGCTTGGCGGAAGCACTTTGATCGGCCTGCCCTCTTGCCGCCCGATTGGGCTTTCGACAATAACAAAGCGCCCAAGAAAGCCGTCCTTGACGTATGCGCTCGAAAGCTGGCCGTAGAGCGTGCTTGGCGTCGTCATTGACATTAGGGTAAGGCTTGGCGATCTAACCACCTTGTCAAATTCGTCAGCCTGCTTTTTGGTCATCCCCATCTTGGAATATCCCTGCGGGCGAAGTGTGCTGTCCTGCCGACCAAATACTTCCATCAGGATTGTCTGAGCATCAACCTTGTGATGGTTTCCAGCGGCGCTGGCGGTCTGCAAAACGCGGCCCAATTCGTCAATGATTGTCAAATGGCACGGCTGCTGCACCAATGCGGAAAACACCCCGCTTGCGCTTGTGTATCCACTAGGCCCGATCAGGCTTTCCAGCCCAGACGCCTCAAGAAGCTTTTCCAGCACCGTCTTGGAGTGTTCCTTTCCTGCGGCTGACACACCTACATTGACAAAATACAGGCCAGAGAAATTGCGCTGATCTGTCACCCATCGCCGCCCCATGACGACAGACCCAAACGCAAGCGCGGCCTGCACGGCAAACTGCGGCTGCGGCTTAGGGGCGGTTGTGGCATAGAAGTTAACCGCATCCTGCAACACGCCAGGGATTGAAAGTAGATGATCTGGCACGCCAGGCACTTCGGTTTCAGACACGGAAGTCTTGCGCCAAGACGCCGCAACCTTTGCGCCGTGGTTGATCGCCTCGGCGTCGTATGCGTGGTCAGGCTCGTTATCGATCTTGAGCAATAGAGCCGCGTCTTTGACGGCCTTCGTCACATCGCCCATGTGTTCATACTGGCACCACAGATCAAACGCATCAAACGTGTGCGCCCCGTCAAACGGATCGCTTGCATGGTGACTGTATGCCTTGCCATCCTCAAACAGGACAACGCCAGCAAGCCCACTTGTGCTATTGGGGCTTAGGTATCTCTGTCGAGAAGTCGGCTTGTATCCGAACCTCTGCAATAGTTGGTCCATATCATGCGCGGCATTGAACGCCTCGATCACCGACCCTTTTTCGGATTGCGGCCTGATCTTGCGCGGCGGCTGAAACTCGCGTTGCGGCTTCCACGGGCAGGCATCCATCAGTTGCGGTCGAAACCGATCCCACTCAGTCCAGATCGTCAGCAATGGCGCTGGAATGTCAGGCAAACCATCCCACACGCTTGCACCGGCCCATGTGTATGGATTGCCAGTGTCTGGATGAATAGACGGCGGTAGAACATCCTGCACCGCACCGGCCCGCAACTCGAATACAACTTCAGTCTTGCGCGGATCTGCTTGCGTCGGCCAACTGATCTTGTGTGTTGCAAGGGTAATGCCAGCCGGAACCTTGAACAATGCCTTGCCACGGTTCGGACGCCCCACAATGCGCGGCACGTTTGACATAATCGCATCATAGCTGATCCCGAGAGTATCAAAGATGATCCGCGTGTTTTCAACACTATCAATGTCAAGCGCAACCGTGCCAGATGCGGCGTGTAACAGCCCCATGTTGTGCGTCGGGTTGACGGTCCAGTAACGATCGGCATCGTCGCCCGTGCTGATGGCCTTTTCAGGCTGTTGCCATCCAAATGACGTTGGCGCTTTTGACCCTGCCGGAATTGTGACAAGGCTCCACCCGAGGCGTTCAACATACGCCCGCGCAATCTCTGCCGATGTTTTCATCCCAGTGCTTTCCCCGTCAGATAGTCGGACAGCTTTTGCATGATGTAGTAGGTTGGGTTCGGCTGTAGCCCATCCCTAATGCGGGCGATGGTAGATCGATGCACGCCCGTAGCCTCTGACACAATGTCAAGCCTGCGATCAGCCAAAGCGGCCTTTAGTTCCTCTATTGATAGCATATGTTGCCCCTGCGATGTATTTTGACGCTTGACAGTCGCATGTCGCGGCGCTTAGTGTCAAGACGTTGTGGTTGAAAATGGAGAATGCTATGACTGACAACCTGTCAGCTTTGGCCCGTGATTGGCGTCTTGCCAAGCAAGCGGAAGCCAAGGCAAACGCAGAACGGATCAAGATCGAGGAACAGCTTTCCGCCGCTCTTGATGTGCCGACCGAAGGAAGCAAAACCCACAAAATTGATGGATACAAGGTAACGCTCACGCAACCCGTGACGCGCAAACTTGATCTTGATGTGTGGGAAAAGGTGAAAGGCGGATGCCCAGATGCGCTGCATCCGATCAAGACCAAGATTGAAGCTGATGCGGCTGGAATGAAATGGCTGCAAGAAAACGATCCGCAAAGATGGAAGAGGATTGCTTCGGCGTTTGAAACCAAGCCTGGCAAGATCGGCGTCAAAGTGGAGGAATTGTGAATGGCTATTAACCTAAAGATGCTGTCAAAACCAAGCCGAGAGCGGCCAATGATTTTGACTATCTTTTCAGAGGCAGGATTGGGAAAAACCACCTTGGCGGCGATGTTTCCGAAGCCCGTATTTATTCGCACCGAGGATGGAACGACGAGCCTGCAGGGCAACGATGACGTTGCGCTGTTTCCACTGGCAACATCGGTGCAGGATGTGTTTGACGCGATTGAGGCGCTTGCCACTCAGCCGCATGATTACAAGACCGTGGTTCTGGACAGCATCACGCAACTTGCTGATATGATCGAGCGTGAGGTGGTCGCGGCTGACCCAAAGGCTAAAACCATTGTTGAGGCCGCTGGCGGCTTTGGTAAAGCCTACATTGTGGCGTCTGAAAAGCATCGCATGATCCGCGAATGGATCGGCGCACTTGCTTATGAGAAAGGCATGAACGTGGTTTTCATCGGTCATGCTGATGTGGAAAAAGTCCCATCGCCTGACATGGATGAATTTAGCCGCTACACGGTGCGGATGCACAAGAAGGCGTTGCCGCATTACACTGATAACGTCGATTTGGTCGGGTTCATCCGCCTCAAGACGTTTACGGTGACAAAAGGCGACAAGGTGCAAGCCAAGTCGACCGGAGAACGCGAGATCATTTGCTTCCCCGTCGCATCCAACGTCAGCAAAAACCGTTTCGGCATCTCGGAACCATTGCCGTTTACGTTTGACGGCGGCAACCCGTTCTATCAATTCGCAGCGAAGTAAGAGAGGAATACACCATGCAATTCAACAACTTTGACGCAAATACCGTTGATCCGAATGTGGCATACGAGCCGCTTCCGGCTGGATGGTATAAGGCCGTTATCGCGGCATCAGAAGAAAAGCCGACCAAGAACCAGCTTGGCAGCTACCTGCAACTTGAATTGCAGGTGATTGAAGGCCCACATCAAGGAAAAAAACTGACGGATCGTCTGAACCTAAACAACCCGAACCAGACGGCCAGCGAGATTGCATATCGCACCCTGTCTGCCATTTGCCATGCTGTCGGGTTTATGACGCCGCGCCAGTCGTCTGACCTGCATGACAAGCCGCTGATGGTCAAGGTTGCGGTAAAGCCTGCTGATGCGCAGTATTCTGCCAGCAATGAGGTGAAAGGCTATGAGGTAGCTGGAAAGCCTTCTACCAATCCTGGCGCGCAAGAACAGCATGCCGCGAAGTCGTCAACACCGCCATGGAAGCGCTAATCTATTTTTTGATGGGGCGAGAGATCGCCCCATTTTGCAAATGGATGGGAAAACGCTATGGATCTGACAAATCACATCATGCCGCCAACGGTGCGGAAAATCTATGAACACTATAAGGCAAATCGCAAAAGCGCTCACCGTCAACACCTTGGCGGTAGCCAGATTGGCAATGAGTGCAGCCGCGCGTTGTGGTATCAATTCCGGCATATGGCGTCACCGTCTTTTGATGGTCGCGTGTTGCGGTTGTTTGAAACTGGCGACCGCGAAGAAAGCCGCATTGTTGAAAACTTGCGCGCCGTTGGAGTGACGGTTTGGGATCGTGACCCTGAGACGGGACGGCAAATCAGCTATACCGCGCACGGCGGGCATTTTGCTTTGAGCCTTGATGGCGTCGGGGAAGGATTTGAGGAAAGCGGCCAGCCGCACACGCTCGAGTTCAAAACCATGTCGGAGAAGAATTTCCGTGATTGCGAAAAGAAAGGCGTCCAGAAGTCAAAGCCGATCTATTGGGCGCAATGCCAGATCGGGATGCATTTGGCTGGGCTTGATCGGTGCGCTTTCATCGCTGTGAACAAAAACACCGATGAGATTTACATGGAACGGATCAAGGCAGATCCAGCGGAAGGCATGAGCCTTATTGCGAAAGCAGGTCAGATCATTTTTGCCGAAGCGCCACCATCAAAAATCAATGATGATCCGTCATTCTTTCTATGTCGTTTTTGCGAGTATCGCATCATTTGCCACGAGGACAAACTACCGGAAGTAAACTGCCGCACTTGCGCCAATGTGACACCAGAAAAAGATGGCACATGGTCATGCCGCATCAAGTCTGAATTGTTCACTTGTGACGATCACCTATTCAATCCACATGCCATGCCGTGGCAAATCAATGATGCTGGCGATGATTGGATTGAGTATGTCACAGCAGATGGTGAAGTGATCAGAAACCACAAAAACAGCGCGCACTTGAAATCATTGGAGGCTCCGTTTTGACAATCCAACTCCGCGATTATCAAACCGCAGCTATTGATGGATTGTATAGTTACTGGGCAGACAAGCGCGGTGACAATCCTTTGATTGTAGCCCCAACTGGGGCGGGAAAAAGCCTTATCATTGCCAGCCTTGTCAAAGATGCTTGCGAGTATCCAGGCACTCGGATCATGATCTTGAGCCATGTTAAGGAGTTGCTTGAACAGAACGCCAAGGAATTGCTTGAACTCTATCCGCAGGCAGATTTTGGTTTTTACTCTGCAAGCATTGGCCAAAAGCGACTGGATAAGCAGATCACGTTTGCAGGTATTCAATCTGTTTGGGAAAAGGCGCCTGCGATGATACCACCTCCTGATCTGGTGTTGATCGACGAGGCGCATATGCTGCCAAAAAAGACGACAACGCGATACGGGAAATTCATTGCCGATCTAAAGCAATGCAATCCGCTTGTTAAAATTGTAGGCCTGACTGCCACGCCATATCGTCTTGATAGCGGGTATCTGCACAAAGGCGAAGGCGCTATTTTTGACGGCATCGCATATGATATTCCGGTATCAATGCTGATGGATAAAGGCCACCTTGCGCCCGTTATCAGCAAAGGTGGTGCGCGTAAGATTGACCTGACTAACGTTCATATGCGCGGTGGTGAGTTTATTGAAAGCGAACTTGCGACGGCTGCAAGTGATCCTGAATTGGTCAAGGCGACAGTTGCAGAGATTGTTGAATTAGGGGCGGATCGCAAGTGCTGGCTTATCTTTGCAAGTGGCGTCAAGCATGCCGAGATGCTGAAAGATCAATTTGAAACACACGGCATTACATGCGCCGTTGTAACTGGTGCGGATGATACAAAAGACAGAGATCGTAAGATCAATGATTTCAAAGCTGGGCGGTTGCGGTGTTTGCTCAATGTGAACGTGCTTACAACTGGCTTTAACGTCCCTGCCGTTGATCTTGTGGCGCTTGTTAGGGCTACTGCATCAACTGGTCTATACGTTCAGATGGTAGGTCGCGGCACACGCAATAGCGCAGGCAAGACAAACTGCCTTGTGCTTGATTATGGCGAGAACGTAGCAAGGCATGGGTTCATTGATGCAGTAAAACCGACGATCAAGGGGGCAGGCACTGGTGGCGATGCGCCCAGCAAGGAATGCCCAAACTGCCAGACGATCTGCCATGCGGCTATTCGCGTTTGCCCAGAGTGTGGCCATCAATTCCCGCCACCAGAGGCAAACCACGGAACGCGCGCATATGATGGTGCGATGTTATCCAGCCAGGTTGTGCCTGAATGGTGGGATGTGCAGGACGTGACTTATCAAAAGTGGGTCAAGGAAGGAAAGCCGGACAGCATCCGCGTAACATATCATTGTGGGCTTAATCAGCGCGTTAGCGAATGGCTATGCCCAGATCATGGCGGATATGCTGCAAGCCGTTATGAGGCCCGCAAGGCTGCGCTGTTCAGTGGCGCGCGCACCACAGAAGAAGCAATGCAGGAATGTCAATGGTGGGCCAAGCCAAGTCGGATCAAGGTCAAGCCTGATGGTAAGTTTCACCAGATCGTGCAGCTTGACTACAAGCCGAAAGACCCAGAGAAAATAGAAGTTTTTGCGGGATTTGACGATGACGACATTCCCTTCTGAACACGATGAACAAACTGGTTTTGTCACTTGGTTTCGCGCCAAGTGGCCGCGCGTGTTGATCTATGCCATTCCAAACGGTGAACATCGCGCGATCAGCACGGCCAAAAAGCTAAAGGCAGAGGGCGTTGTTAGCGGAATGCCTGATCTTCATGTGCCTGAATGGCATTTATGGATCGAGATGAAGCGCACAAAAGGCGGCAGGCTATCACCAGAACAGAAAGAAATGATCCGTTATCTTGAAATCATTGGGCAGCGCGTGATTGTAGGATATGGGGCTGCTGATGCATCGCGTCAGATTTTGGAAATGTTGCCCCCGACGGTCTGAAATGTAGCGCATTTGGTTAGCGCCGGGGGCTGTCTGTATAACCGAAATTCCCGTGTTTAGCCTTTCATAATTGCGCGATACCGTCGCGTGTCGGTTTGGCTGAGTGCCGAATAGATTGCAAAATCGCATTCCCGATCAATTCTGGAATCTGAGGGATTACGGCGTTTCCGAGGGCTTTTAATCTGCGTTTGTCCATCCCAACGGAAACCCCATTGCCATCTCGTAAAGGGGCGCTACGTTCTGCCACGCGACACCAGCCATCAATGCTTCCGTCGAAAGCGACGGTGAATGTCGCAAACGAGCAGCTAGAAATGCCGATGTTCTCGACAAATCTTTGTGGTCTCGTGCGTTTGGGGTAGGCAACAATCCAGACACGCTCTCGGCGATGGGGAGCGCCAATGGCTGAAGCCGGTATGCAGTGCCATTCTGCATCATACCCGATCTCGGCCAATTCTCCGAGAACTCGGCCAAACCACCGCCCTGGTTGCTCGCTTGGGCCAGCAAGCAGTGCTGCGACGTTCTCCACGATGACGAATTGCGGTCGTAGTTCGCCAACCAGACGGATGATTTCAGACCAGAGGCCAGACCGGGTTCCTTCGCCCATTCCAGCCTGCTTTCCGGCAACGCTAAGGTCTTGGCACGGGAATCCGCCCGTGACGACATCAACGGCAATTCCGTCTCGTGCCAAAACGTCTGCTGTGAGGGTTCTAACGTCATGGTATTGCGGAACCTCCGGCCAATGTTTTTTCAGGACGCGGCGGGGGAATTCCTCAATCTCGCAGAACGCCACGGTCTCAAAGCCGCCCGTCCGTTCCAGGCCGAGAGAGAAGCCGCCGATGCCGGAGAAAAGATCGAGGACGCGCAGTTTTTTCATTCATACACCTAAGAAAAACCCCTGCGATTGTTACACCGCAGTGGAGTTGGCCGGATCGTGGAAGATCGATCAACGGCTGGGAGAAATCAGCGCATCAAGCTGCGCGCGGATCAAGCTGGCAAGGTCAATACCACGGTCAGCCGCAAGCGCCTTGTAAGCCGCTAGCGCATCCTTGCTTAGTCTGATCTGGAATACTGCGTTCTTGGTCATGCCATGACATTACCGCGCAAAATGTCATGACGCAAGCGCAAATAGTGCTTGCATGTGTAATGACACTAGGGCATGGTGTGGGAACAAGAACGGGAGACCTGACATGACAAACCAAGAAATCCGCGCATACAATGCCAAGCGTTTTGCTGAAGAACGTAAGCGCGATGCTGAGCTGCTTGCTGCATATCAGCGCGAATGTGAGGCTTCGTGGAAAAATGTAGAACATTAAACAGGAGACCTGACAATGCTCTACTTCACACGCACGGTTGATCTGCCTGACGGATCGGAAGTCGAGGTTAAGTTTACCGCAGACGATGACGGCAATATGGACTTTGACGGCGAGAGCGGATTGCCGGAAGGACCTATTGAGGATTTCGCATTGGACGCCGCATGGGATTGGTGGCACAGCGAAGGATGGAATGAAGCATTGCAGGCCGAAGCCGATGATGCCGCAGATGCAAAATATGAACGCATGAGGGAGGAACGGGAATGACAGAACATCTTTCCTGCGATCAGTGCGGCGATGATCTGGCACAACTGCGCGAGATTGACCTGGACGGATGGACCGCCAACTTGATCGTATGCCGCATTTGCTTTGAGGCTGACGACAAAGAAAACGACTTCATGGATTTGAAATTGGCACAGGAGGCCATCGAATGACCAATATCATCGACAGCAACGACATCTTCGACATCAGCGATGATGACGATGGCCCGAAAGAGTCTCTTACCGCTACCACTACCAGCGAACCCGACGCCAAGATTGAGTTTCACGTCCAGATGCGCGACTGGACGCTGCGCGACATGGAAATTCTGATCGTTGAAGCAGCGGCAAAGCAAATTGTCGGGCGCGTGAACCGGCCGAACGACCTATCAAAGCAGATCGAGGCCCGCGTGCGTGAGTTGCTGGTGGCGAAGGCAGATGAACGCCTTGCGCTGGTGACGGCTGAAATTATCGACCAGCCGGTGACGCCTGCATTTGGCGACAAAAAGCCCGTCACGATGCGGGAAATGATCGGCCTCTATGGCCGCAAATACCTGACGCAGACCGTTGGCCGTGATGGCGCGCCATCGTCTAGCCATTACGACGCCAAGACGACGCGCATGGCCTATCTGGTCGAGCGCGCTTTGGACACAAAGTTCAAGCGGGAGATTGAAGCGGCGACAAACGCTGCAATCTCCGAAATTCAAAAGATGATCCGCGAACAACATCTCAAATTGCTTAGCGCCGAGAAGGCGCGAGTTCGGGCTGCGATTGACAAGGAGGTTGATGTCAAATGACCGATCCCCACATCCAGATGGGCCGCAAACTCGCAGCCGCCCGTGATGCACTCGGGCCGACCATCGCACCGCGCGATCTGACCCGCTTCGACCGCGTGGGCCGCGTCAATGACGAGTGGTCCGACTTCGACGCTGATTTCAAATTCTGGCCGCTGTTCTGCGCCCTTGCATTGGGCGCAGTGATCGGCCTGGCCCTGTATTGGGCGATTTCCACCTACATCATGGGGGCGAATTGATGACCGACGATCTGAAAGCGCGGCTGCGCGGCATGGACGGCGACAGCATGAGCATTAAGACGCTAGACGAAGCCGCCGACCGCATCGAAGCCCTCGAACTCGCCCTGACCCAATCCCGCGCCGAAACCGCTGCGGTGATTGAGCGGGCGGCGGAAGTATCAGACCGAATAGCGAAGGGAGAGATTACGTCAGATGTGACACGGAACGGGAAACCAGTAACGCGGATCAGCCCGGCAATGCACCAACACGCTGTAGAAACGGCTGGAATTTATGTGTCTGGACAAATCCGCGCCCTCGCCACCCCAGACCAAACCGCCGCGCTGGACGCTGTGCGGGCAGCCGAGCGGGAACAGATCGCGGCTATGGTTAAAAGCTACGGTGAAGGGTCCAGCAGACCGCAATGCAAGCATGATTGCGAAGCACTTGCCGCCGCCATCAAAGGAGCCAAAGCATGACCGCGAAATATAACGGTGGGCCTGCGTTTCCAACAGAGCCTCGTGGAATAGTTTATGGGGATGCGTATGACGGCATGACCATGCGCGATTGGTTCGCTGGGCAGGCTACAGATAGCGACATCAAGGAGTTGATGCGTATTTACGATTCCGCAGGCCGCATCACTGACCAATACAGAACCCGCGAACAGGCAAGATATGCCTTTGCTGACCTGATGCTGGAGGCTCGCAAATGACCGCGCCGGAACTGAAACACTGCCCGTTTTGCGGTGGAACCTTTCAGGTAGCAATGCGAGACGTAATGCTTTGCTTGGATTGTTATGCCAGCGGTCCACAGAACGAGGATCGCAAGGCCGCATGGAATACCCGCTTCGACCTGCACGACGCCACGGAGCGCAAGCTGGCGAAGGCGGTGGAGGCGCTGCGGAATATCGCTGTCGTAGGGTTTTCTAGCGACCCTAGCGTAAATGGTGCGATTGCAAAACAGACTGTGCTTCAGGCCCGCGCCGTGCTGGCCGAGATTGAGAAAGGCTGGCTGTGATGGGCCTCAGAGAGACAAGCATCCATGTCGTCGCCAGCGGCACTGTCGTGGGTAAGGGGCTGGATGGTTCAGACATGATCGTCACGGATGAAAGTGCCGTATTTGACGGCACCAGCGCAAATATGTGGGTCACGCAGCGCGTCTATGACCTGTTGAAATCTCAACCAAAGGGTGAACAGAAATGAGCGATAACGATCTTATCCGGCGCGGCGAAGCTATCCGAATGGTTAACCTATATGTGAAGTCGTTGCGGCATGTGACGTTGGCAGATCAGACGATTGAGGCCATCGCCGCCCTGCCCGCCGTTGCCGCCGCTCTCCCCGCCGTTGCCGCCAGCCTGCCATCTACTGTTGCCGCACGGTGGCGCGCGAACGGTCAGCCTGACCCTCACGGAACGCGCTACGATTGCGAACGAGCGGCACTTTCCATGGGGGACATGAGCGACGACGAACTTGCGAACCGCGTGTTTATGGCGAACCGCACTGACCCAGATCTGATTATCTGGCAAACCGCCGCCAAAGATCGCATCCGCTGGCTGTCCCGCGCGCTGGAGAGTGCGGCTGCCGCCAGCCAGCCCGCCGATCCTGTGCGGGTGACGGTCAAGCCGCTGATCTACACGTTCCATGATCGCGGCAACTATGGCGTCTGCATCGGTGGCCGTTGGCATGGGTGGGTAATGGTCCGCCATCCTGACGGGCATTGGGTCAGCGACCACCTTTCAGGTCAGGTTGATCCCGCACAGTCTGGTGACAACAGCATCCTCGCCGCCATCGACGTGCAGCCCGACCCCCGTGACGCGCAACGCCGCGACTTGGAGAAGGTGATCCGCAACCAGCGCGCAGAATTGAAGCGCCTGCAAAGCGTGGAAAAGGCGCATCGGGCTTACGTCAACCGCGTCATTAAGGAGCGCAAGAGTGACCCCCGTGACGCGCAGATCGCAGCACTGGTGGAGGCGCTGGCGCTTGCTGCGAACAGGCTGCAACGCTGCGCTGTCGATTATGATACGGGCAGCCGTGAGTTTATCGAAACATCAGAATGGGCGAAGGAAGCCATTGCCGCCGTGAAAGGCGGTGACGCATGAGCGCCCTCACAATAGACGCAATGATTTTCGGGCTGGCCTATCTGAACGGGCCTAAATCAACACTATCATTCGGTGGCGAAGGCGCGGAAATGGAAATTACACCCCGCGCCCGTGAGGCGCTGAACTGCCTAATCAACTGCGGCTTTGCTGAGACTATGCCGAAAACCGATCAAATCATCGGGCGAGAGTTTTATCGCGGCCTGAGATCTCTAGGACCAGAGGCAAAGGCTGCGGGGATAGACCCGTTTGACCGTAAAAACGCTTGGCCCACCTTTGTAGCGAAAGGCGGTGACGCATGAGCGCCCTCACACGGCTGGCCGAGAAGGTGGAGGCGGGGGAATGGGACCAACCTGTTGCGTGGAAGGTATTCGGCATCGGACAGACGGGACGAGCGGAACGCGCCTACAACGGCTCACTCGATGCCGCGAAGGCGCTGCATGAGGCGGTGCTGCCTGGGTGGATCGGCAGTTTTGCGACCGATGGATTTGCGCGGGTTGCCAAGGGTGGGAACGTTCTCACGGTGATGCAGTCAGCACACATTGACGGCCTTCCCGCCCGTGCCTGGTTGCTTGCGATCCTGCGCGCTTTGTCTGCGGGGGAATTGCCATGACAGACGCACCCCAAGAAATCGAATGGCCGGATGAAATCTGGGCAGAGGATCGCCAAGACAGTCACTACGGCCTCTATCGGCTATCGGTGTTCGCGACGGTCAATGAACCGCTGGAGCACGCCAAATACGTCCATCACAAGTTTCACGACAGCCTGCAAAAATACCATGACACGATGATTGCAAGTCTGCGGGCTGAACTGGTCGAAATGCACTTGGCCACAGCCCGCATTTCCGAACTGGAAACCCTGCTGGCGCGCTGTCTGGTGATGGACATCCACTCAGCCGAGGAAGCGGCAGACGCGCTTGGCGGGCTTGGCCGCGTGTTCGATCTGGTCACGGCATACCGCGAGGCAAACCCGCTGCCCGCGCATGATCTGGAATCCGCCACTGGCATTGATGGGGACGTAGCATTTTGACCAGAGCAAATACACGGCGCTGTTCGTCATGCCGCTGGTGGGATCGCAGCAACAATTTCCGCGCGCAGGATCGTGACTGGGGGCTGTGCCATTTTTGGGGCGGCAGATCAGGCCACCGGATTCTAAACGGTTTCATCGACTATAGCTACGGCCACGAACCGCGTGGGTCCGATACCTGCGATTGGCACAACGCCGATCCATCCAAGAAGGAAGCCGCGCACCTCGACGGGAAAATGCCAGAAATGAAGTGCGAAGGGGAATTGCCATGACCGCGCCACGTCATTGCTGGATCTGCCTGCGCACAGAACCACATTGACCCGACTGCAATTACATGGCAGAGTGTCGGAAAGCGGTGGCGGACCTGACCGAACGCCACCGCATCCTAATCATAACGCAGGGAGATGCGCATGACTGAGAATAATCATACATCGGAGAACGTGATGGGGCAAGCGCGATGGGCCTGACTGAATACCGTGATTTCATTGCAGGACGTGCGCCTGCATCGCAGCGATTTGGATTTGACCCGCATCCGATTAACCAAGCAGCAAAGACACACCAGGCAAACGTCCTGAATTTTGCGCTAAACCGTGGCAAGTCTGCGGCGTTTCTCGACACTGGACTTGGTAAGTCGTTTATTGAATTGGAGTTTGCGCGGCAGTGCGCAGAAGAAACTGGCAAGCCTTCGCTGATCCTGACCCCGCTTGCCGTTGCTGCCCAGATGGTGCGAGAAGGCCAGAAGTTTGGCATTGATGCGCGTCAAATCCGCGAACAGCATGAAGTTGGCGCTGGCGTTATGGTGGCAAACTACGAACGGCTTTCCAAGCTTGATCCTGCATCATTTGGCGCTGTGATCTTGGATGAAAGCAGCATCCTGAAAAGCTACGCTAGCAAAACGCGCGTCATGTTGCAGGATGCGTTTATTGACACGCCTTACAAGCTGGCAGCAACTGCAACGCCAAGCCCGAATGACCATACCGAACTCGGAAACCATGCTGAGTTTCTTGGCATCATGCGGCAGCAGGAAATGATGTCAAAGTGGTTTATTAATGACACCGCAACCGCTTCGCAAGAATGGCGCTTGAAAGGCCATGCAACTGGTGACTTCTGGGCTTTTGTCGCGTCATGGTCGCGGTGCGCTACACTTCCTTCCGATCTTGGCGGCGATGATACTGGATACGTTTTGCCCGCCATTGATCTGCACATGCATACAGTTGCTGCTGACCGCATGGAAAACATCGGGCAAGGTATGCTGTTTCGCATCCCTGAAATGTCCGCCACTAGCTTTCATGAGGAAAAGCGGCTGACTATCAAGCATCGGTGCGAATTGGCCATTTCTATTGTATTTTCAGATTTTCGTAATAAACTGGCAGAAATTGGCAGCGGAGATAGCACATGCCTTGGAAGCCAGAATATGCAGCCGCAAGGCGGAAACGATACCAAGCTGATCCAGCGGAACGAGAGCGAAGAAAGTCTCAAGGCAGGACGCCAGAAGAAAACGCCGCATACATGCGAGAATATTACGTTGCAAACCCAGAAAAGTTTGCCAACACAAAAGAGCGCAGGGACAGAAACAACGCCGCCAGAAGGGCAAAATACGCCAGTGATCCTGAGTATGCAGCAAGAATGCGCGCCAGCGCAAACAGCCGCGATCCAGCGTCAAAAAGAAACGGTCGCCTTAAGTCAACATACGGGATCACCCAAGATGACTATGAGCGAATGCTTTCAGATCAGGGACGCGCTTGCGCAATTTGTGGCGCAGCCCACGAGGATAGGCGCGGGAAAATCCTGCACGTCGATCATTGCCACAGAACTGGAAAGGTCAGGCAACTCTTATGCACAAGCTGCAATACGGCTCTCGGCAAGATGCGAGACGATACAGACAGGCTTAGATCAGCTATCGAATACTTGGAGCGCCATAAAGGCTGACCCATGGCTTGTGTTTTGCGAGACGAACGAGGAGCAAGACTTTTTGGAAACGGCGTTCGGGTCAATGGCCTTTTCAGTGCGTGGGTCAGATGATCCAGATGAAAAAGAGCGCAGAATTCTTGCATGGTGTGATGGGGAGCGCCCTGTGCTGATTAGCAAAACCAAGATTGTAGGTTTTGGCATGAACTTCCAACATTGCCGGAACGTCCTATTTGCATCTGTGAACTTTAGCTACGAAGCCTTTTATCAAGGCGTAAGACGTGTTTGGAGATTTGGTCAGGGCAAAACTGTAAATGTGCATGTAGTTCTTGCTGACACCGAGGCGTCGATCTGGAACATTATCAACGTCAAATCTGACAAGCACGATGAAATGAAACGCGCCATGGCCGATGCTATGCGGTCATTGCAATCTGAAACATCAACCCGCGTCAAATATGAACGCCCGCTGGATTTGGCATTTCCGGCATGGATCAAATCGGAGAAAGCAGCATGAAACAACCTGAGTATCAAGGCGCGGGATGGGCAATCCACAATAGCGATTGCATTGAGGGAATGTGGGCTATGCCAGAACATTCCGTTGATTGTTCGGTGTTCAGTCCGCCGTTTGGGGACCTTTTTGTGTATTCAGACAGCGAGCGTGACCTTGGCAATGCCGGAACTGGTCAGGCGTTTATCAATCAATACTCTTTCTTTGCCGAGGCACTGACCCGCGTGATGAAGCCGGGGCGGATGACGTGCGTTCACTGCACTGACCTGCCGATGCGCAAGGGGCGGGATGGGGCGATTGGCCTGCAAGATTTTTCTGGAGACCTAATCAAAGCGCATACCGCCGCAGGCATGATCTATCACGGGCGTGTGACGATCTGGAAAGACCCTGTGGTGGAAATGCAGCGCACGAAAGCATTGGGCCTGCTGTATAAGCAGATCCGCAAGGATAGCACTATGAACCGCGTCGGGATGCCTGACTATATGCTGTTTTTCCGCGCGCCTGGTGACAATCCTGACCGCGTAGAACACTGCGCGCCGGGTGACGAAAAGGAACGTGTGCGGATTGCAAAGGCATGGCTGACTGAAATGCACCGCCATGGCCTAGCATCAAATGTGCCAGATGATGCGATGATTGCGGAACTGATCAAACATGCCGAGTTTGACGTTTACGAGTGGCAAAAACTTGCATCGCCTGTGTGGATGAATATCCAGCAAGGCAATGTGCTAAACCGCATGAAGGGAACGAACGACGAGCGCCACGTTTGCCCGCTGCAACTCGATACCATTGAGAACTGCATGCGGCTTTACAGCAAGCCCGGCGATGTGATTATGGACCCGTTCAACGGCATCGGCTCGACAGGCTATCAGGCGGTCAAGATGTTCCGCCGCTATCTTGGGTTTGAGTTGAAACCTGAGTATGCAAAGCAGGCTGACAAAAACCTGAAAGAGGCAGAAGCATCGGTTGGCGATTTGTTTGCGGTGGCGTCATGAAAAGCATCATCATCTGCCTTCTCGCCACCCAAGCAAATGCCGACTGCTATCCGCGCACTGATCTGATTGCCGCGCTGTCGGATCGGTATGGCGAGGCGCAACTTGTCCGCGCTATGGAAGATCGCGGCGGCATGGTTGAGGTGTATGTATCGCAGGGCGGAACGTGGACGATGGTAGTCGTTCCGCCTGTCACGGGTGAAATGCAGGCTTGCATTGTCGCAACAGGATCAAGCTGGATGATGGTTCCGCAAGGGGAGTTGAATTAACCACACGCCGCGTCGATCTGGCGGATCAGCCGCGCGCCCGTGACCAGCGATTGCGGCCCGCCATCATCCGCCAGAGCCGCCGCATGTTGCGTCCGCGTCGCATCGGTCCCGTCGCATATCGCATCAGGACTTGCCCCGCTCATGCAGCCAGCGATGGGCAGCGTCAGGATCATTGCCAAGAGTATCCGCATCATCGATCTTCCTTCGTGTTTTCGCATACCGTTCAGCCGCCGCCAGAGCCGTTTCCTGCCGCGCCTGACGCTTTGCCAGCCCCCACACAGCCAGAAACGCCAGAACGGCTGCAAAGGCCCATCCAGCGGCCTTGCGGATGGGGGCGAGGATTAGTGTCAGCATTGTGTCACCTCGTCTTTTGTGGCATATTTTGCGCGTTCCCGTCCGTTGGCCCGTGGCGGGTTAGCAAGTCCCGCGCGTGGGGGTCACCGTCTGGGTTCCAATCTGGATAGGCTAACGGGCCGCCAATCACTTCTTCCCCCACTTGGCGAACACAGCGCCAGTGAACAGCGCCGAACCAGCGAGGCCAACAGCGGCGGTTTCTAGGCTGATCTGGATCACCTGCGCCGTCGCGTCGTAGGTGACACCCGGCAGCGTCCCGAGGATGGGCGCGATGAAATACAGCGCAAGGCGGATATAGACGGGGTTCATCGTTTGGCTCCTTTCAGGATTGCCATGATCGCCGCGAACAGCGCGGCCAGAAATGACGGCTTTGACACGACAGGCGCGACGTGTTCGGTTTTCGGGGTTTCGGTAACATCAACCTGCGTTGGCGGCAGTTTCGGGGCTGGCGCTGTCGCCAAGGCCTTGCCGAACTCAATCGCATAGCCCGCGATCAGATCGGCCTTGTCCGTGCCATTGACCACGCGCCGAGCGTTGCGGAAATCATCGGGCAGGTAATCGTCCAGCTTCTTGCCGGTGAACCACCCCTCAGAGCAGCCGCGCACAAGGATACGCGCCGCAACCGTGGGATTCAGCGCCGCGTCAGGATTGCCGATCAGATCCAGCCCCAACTTGTCACCGGCCTTGGCATAGTTCGCCCGCCCCGTGATCTGGACATAGCCGCGACCACG